TTTCAATAATCTTATTCTTAATATCTAACTGACGCTTCTCTCTTTGAATTCTGCGGAGGAATGCATAGTGAATGATTTGTGTGAAATATGCAAAGGGGTTCTGTGACTTCTCTGGATCAAAGTTATGAATGTATTGAACACAGTTTTCAATACCATCAGAGATCATATCCTCCTTGAACATGTAGTTCACAAAGTTTGGTTTGAAGGACAAGTGATTCGCAATCTTTAGAAAACACTCTCCAATGTAGCGTGGAATAGGAGGTTTGGTGTCCCATCGTGTTGCTCTGTCTTGCTTCGTGGGTTCTCTTCCGTTCTTAGCAATAAATGTTCTTTCAACTTCACTACGATACTCAGTAAGTGCCGCAAGGAACTCTTTATTGTTGACATAATGCTCTGACCTTTTCCTCTTGGCCATCGTAATACCTACCATAACTTCTAATCATAATAATATGTATATATTATACCATTAGAGAAAACACTTGACAACTATCCAAACCATGTGTAGAATACCTTTGTTGGGTTTGAAGAGACAGCTATAGATTACTTAGATTCTTTATTAGAGCTCTTATAGATCTTCTCTAGTATTTCTTTTGCATCATTTACATTAGATAGATATCCCATCTTTCTATTCAGTTTAGAAGAACCATTTGTATCTTGTCTTTCACCATTTCTAATGTAGTCTTGATACATCATAATAATTTCAACATCAGATGATTCTGACATAGTAAGAACATCATCTAATTTAATTATGAACATATCTTCGCTAGTAGTTTTCAACCATGGTTCTACTTTATAACCAACTACATTGTCTGCTTTAGATCTAATTTCTTTAACAATAATAGGATTAGAAACTAATAACATAGTTCTATCTTGTTCTTCTGAAGCTGCTACTTTTGCAAAGATTTCCTCTCCACTTCTAAATTTGATGGTTGCGTAAAAATCTTCTTCTATCATATTCCCCCTTTGAGTTGGATTGTAATAAATTCATAGTTAAATTTTTCTTCATTATACTGTTTGATACGTTCTATAAAATGATTAAGTGTATAATTCCTTTTTGTTGTAGTTGAACAGTCGTCAGCAATATCATATAAAGTTGCTTTTACTTTGTCTTTTCCTTTTCTAAGAACTCGTCCAATGCTTTGAAGATTACGGATTCTTGATTTACTTGGAGAGGCAAAGATAACATTATGGAGGTTTTTAATATTGATACCTGTAGAAAAAGTTCCATAAGAAGCAACAATGATTGCGTTGTTTTCTCTTTCAGTTATTTCCCTTACTAATTCTCTTTGTTCAGCATCTACTCCACCATGTACAAAAAATACTTTACGGTCATCTCGCTTGTTTTTATTTATCTTATCATAGAGCACTGCTCCATGTGCTTCGACTCTTGCAAAAAGAACAAGTGTATTCCCTTTAAGATCAAGTGCTAGATTAGTAATAAAACTATTTCTTTGTTGATGCGTAATCAAATACTGTATCTCATCTTCATATACATCAAACTTACGTGGAGGATGCTTAAGAACAAGACATTGAATATCTAACTGTGACAGGTGTCCCTGCCTCATTAGTTCCTCTGTCCTGGTTACTTTATATGAAGGACCAAAGACCCCCTCTAACACCCATTTATGCGTTTGTGTGCCATCTAAAGTGCCAGTGAAACCAAATCTATACTTTGCATGGTGAAGTTTAGTCATAATAGATATTAGAGACTTACTCTTGAATAAGTGAGCCTCATCACCAACAACTACATCATATCCCTCAAACCAAGATCTTTCTAACTTATAGATAGATTGCCAGGTGGTAATAGTTACAGGAGAATTACTGTTTTTCTCTCTACCAGAATAGATACGGTGACAATATGAATCAGCATCCCAACCATAGTCAAGAAAATCCTTGTGCATCTGCTCTACAAGAGATGTCGTCGGAACAACTAAGAGTATTCTTTGCCCTTTGTCAACATAATATCTCACGAGAGAATAAATCATCAAAGATTTGCCACTTGCAGTGGGCGATATCAATAGTTTTCTATTATGCTTTAGGGCACCATATACTCCCTCAACTTGATACTTCCTGGGAGTATGAGCACAAATGGAATGCATATAATCCTTGACACCTTCATATGAGATCTCCTCATTCTCTTCATAAGGAGTTCCATAGAATTTATTATCTTCAAACTTATAAGTATATCCGTATTGCTTACAGAAATTGACAATCTTATCTAACAAACCGACGTAGATTTGTTTGGAACGCATATCAAAGAGATGTATCTCTCCGTTCCAATTTCTACCACGGTACTGTGGCATAAACTTTGCATTTGGAACCTCAAACTTAAAGTGATCTCTAAGTTCATACTCTATATGAGGTTCTGTATTAATTTTTAAGAATACTTCGTTGGACTTAGATATAACAAGATTTGCTGATGTATCAATCACATAAATCCATTCATCTAAGAATATTTATTACATGTTTGTGAACCTATGTTCTAGCATGATTCTATAGAAGTGGTCTCTCATAGCAATTAAATCCTCCTGCTCATTTGGTGGACCACCACACCATTTTTCTACTGCCTGTGAAAGACCAATATGAATAATACGAACTGCCTCAATTGGCAGTTCTATTTGATAATAATCGGATTCTTCACCCATTATCCCAATCCTGCGTTAAAGCGCATAAATTCAATCGCATTCTTAATTTGATAAGTGCGATTACTTACCTGCTTAAGTATACTCTCAATATAAACTAGCATTGTATCATAATAATCAATTTTCAATGAAACTGCTGATAATTTTTCATCTGCATCTAGATACTTTTGCATAGTGTCCTTGTCTCTAATTTTTTTAGGGAATGGGTTTTCTATATAAACATCTGGGTCTGCTTTGCCGCTGAAATACTCATAGCGTTCATGACGAATATTTTTACGTTGCTGCTCTGCTTTTTTTCTTAGAAGAAAAATGGTATTATATAATTCAAAATATTTTGCGTGGAGTGAAGGAATACCCAGCGATTCATTATGTAAATTGTCTGGATCTATTTTAGAATCTTTTTCCCACATATCTTGAATTGATTCAAGATCAAAACTCATAGATCTTTTCCTCTGGTGTTTGTTATGCTATAGTTAGTATACTTGAAAGATACTTCTGCTGTAAAGTATTCAATATCAGTATCAGTAGCATCAAAGGTTAAGGTAGATATTGTGTAAGGAAACAAGTCCTTAAAGTTAACTTGAAACTTGGGAATATTATCACTGCTTAATATCTGAAGAACTCCATCCGAATAAATGTTATCTCCTTGCCCATCAAAAATAGTATCGATACTATTTGGTAATGTTACTTGAGACTCAAAGTCATTGAACTCTTTTAAGCTATCTGGGAAACCTAAACCACGAATCCACTTTTGAATTTCCATGTAGTTTCCAAAATCTTCATCAATCAAAAATCTAACTGACAAATCTCCAAACTCAACTTTATCCCCTGGCACAGGAATATCCTTGAGGTATGAAGGTTGGATAGCAATTCCTAAATCCATTGAAGGAATATTTGCTTGGTTGCAAAAATATGATACTTGAGGAATTCTATCGATTCTGAATATAAACCCTGTAGGTGCTAAAAAGTTCCTATTATCAATGGGGGATACATATGCCATTGTTTTTTAAATATTTAGCATAAAAAAAGAGGGTCCGAAGACCCTCTGTTTGACTCTTGTGAGTATGGATCACATGAGGTTCTTAACGCGAACCCTTCTGTAGTAGCGGTTAGCGTTAGTGGTGAGTGCGCCGAGACCCTGAGCAGTGCCCTGAGCGAATGGGTTAGCAACCATTCCGTAGCGCGTCTTGAAGCCAATTTTTGGCTGGAAGGTGTTCTCGCCAACTGCACGAACCATCTGAAGAGGAACGTATGGGCAATAGAACAGACCTGCGTCATAAGGTGAAGTGCCCTTATAACCAACAACATAGTACTGGTCAGAGGTGCCAGTTCCAGTGTTTGCAGAATAAGGATCGATGTATACACGATACTTACCTTGGAGAACACCAGCAAATGTATTACCGGTGTCATCAACGTTGAGGTTAGCGTTGAGTGCTGGGGTGTAATCCAGAACGCCTGCCATGGTCAGAGCGGAAGCAACGTCTGCAGAGCAGAGGATGATGTTGCCCTTTCCTCTACGAGTTCTTTGTGCGATTGCGTTAGCATCGCGCTCG